CGTACACTAAATGGCCTGTGGGTGTCCTCCGTGTGGCAGAACCCACCGCCGGTCCTGGTGGGCCGGCGGTGGGTCCGTTGCGCCTAGGTGGAGAGAGGGTCACCTAGGGCGTTTGGGAGGGCGGGCGGACCAGTAGGCCCACCAGGCCCGTAAGTGAGCCTACGGTGACGTTCTGGAGTACGTCCGGGATAGCCCGCTGGGGGTTGGCCAGGGACAGGGCGATAATCCCCACGACACAACCCACCAGGCAGACACCCACAAAGGTGACCACCAGCAGGTATACGCGTGCGTTCATATTTTCACCCCCTGACCATTCGCTTGACCATGATGGGGTCCACGTCCGTGCCGAAGCGTCCGCCGGCTGGACGGGCCTCCAGGTGTAGGTGTGGTCCGAAGGCCCCGGACCCGCCTGTGTGGCCGGTGAGGCCCACGACCATGCCGGGGCGGACCTGGTCACCGGGGGCCACGAACGTCCGGGACAGGTGACAGTAGGCGTAGTCCCACAGGCCGGACGCGGTCCGGATGACCACGTGGGTTCCGTAGGCGTCCCCCCAGTGGGTGACGGGGCCGCGTCCGCCGATGACTCCGGGGCGGGTCCAGGTGGCCACACAGACCACCCGCCCCCAGGTGGTGGCGGTGGCCCGGGACCCGTCCGGGGCGGCGTGGTCCTCCCCCGTGTGGCGGCCCAGGGACCAGGCGGGGTTACCCGTGGCCCCGTATGGGGTGGTCACGGGGAGGGGCCGCCACAGGGGGCCGGCGGCCACACAGGGGGGGATGACCTTCCCCCGCTTCCGGCGGGAGGCCTGACGTTCGATGAATCTCTCAGGTGTCACGGCGTGGGTCCTCTCTCTTGTGTTGCGGGTGGTGGTGGTGAACCTCTTGTGTCAGGGATTCAATCTGGAGTTGGAGAAACTGGTGGGCGGCCTCTTTGCCCGCGGCCATGTCGCGGACCTGGCCCTGGAGTTGTCCCACGGCCACGGCCACCTGGGCTATGTCGTCCTTCATAGACTGGCCGTGGTTCGGGGACAGTTCATAGGTGATGTGTTCCAGGACCCGGAACAGGTTCCAGGACTGGCGGCCCAGATACAGCAGGGCCGCCAGTGACGCGGCCACCAGGGACACCAGTGTCAACCACCGTTGCACCGCGTCCACGGCTAGATGATGTTGAAGTGGTGGGCACGGAGGCCGGCGTCCACGGTCCAGGTGGCCCCGGAGGCGGTGAGACTGGCCCCGCGGAGCATGCCGGCCACCGTGTCAGTCCCGGAGGGTGCCTTTATCAACTCCACTTCATCCAGGGTGACATACTGGCGGACCCTGTCAGGGTAGGTGAACCAACCCCGGACCGCTTCGGGGTCCTGCCACGCGTCCACGGTGAACGTGTGCAACGTCCAGGGGTCCGCCTCCGCGAGTTCGTTACTGAAACCGGCCTCATTGAAGTCAGCGAGACTGGTGAGCCGTAACAGGGCGGCGTGGGCCAGGTCCCCCGCCGTGCCACCGGCCCACAGGTAGCCGTCCAGGCTGGGAGGGTATTCCACGGCGGTGGGGGTGGTGTCCCTCCGCCAGTTCACGGAACTGTTCGGCACCAGGCACGATGACACGGGGTCCGGGGTGTCGTAGTCCGCCCCATAGGGGTCAGGTTCCACGATGCGGAACGGCTGGACGGGGTCCAGGTCCCCGTCATCATCATATTGCGGAACCGGGACCATGCCGATGGAAGCGAACAGGGCCATAGCGGTGGCCCGTCCGTCCGCGGGGACGTTCACGTCGTGGTCCAGGACACCGGCCAGGGCCCCGCGGGGGTCCACGGCCCCCACGGTCACGTCCCCGAACCCCCCAGGGAACTGACCATCGGCCAGGGTGTCTATGGCGGCCGACAGGGCTATCAGGGCGTCCTCCGTGGTGGTCACGCCGTTCGTACCTATCAGGGTCATGCCTGGCACGGTGAAGTTCGTCAACAGAACACGGTAGTCACTGGCGGTGACCTGGAGTGTTACACCGCCGGTGTGGTCATCTGTAATGTTGGGGTCCGCGGTGATGACCCCCGCAAAGTCCACCAGGGGGGCGTCATAGTCGTAACCGAGGGGGGTGAACTTGAAACGGACCACGTCCCCTTTGCGCACGTCTGCCACGTCCGCGGCGGTGGGGACCCGCACCGCCAGGGTGCACACGTCTCTGTCCACGGTCCACTGGGGTGGCGGCCACCCCACCGTATTGGGGGCGGTCCAGGTGAAGTTGACACCGGCCAACACTTCGGGGTCCCCGTCATCGGCCAGGGGGTCCCCGTACTCCACATCCCAAAAGTGGGACCCAATACGGACCAGGGCGGCATAGTCCACATCCGGGCCGGTGGTGGCGGTGGAGGCCCCCAGGGTGGCCCAGGACGACGTGCCCCCGGGGCCGACCGCCCGAACCTCCAGGGTGTAAGAGGTCACGGCGGTGAGACCGGTGAAGGTGTGCGGGGATGTGGCCCCGGTGTCAGGGGTGCCCCCGTCAATGCGCACATCGTAGGAATCCACGGGACCACCCCCGGACGGAGGCAACCATGAGAAGTCAATGGATGTGGCGTGCGCGTCAGCGTCCAGACTAGTCGGGACGTTCGGAGCAGCGGGCGGGGTATAGATGACGGCCACGAACCCCGACCCGCCGGCCGCGGAGTCTGTCTGCCCCGTGGTGACATGCCCGGCGCCGCCGCCGCCGCCGCCGCCGGTGTTCGCGGTCCCTGCGACCGCTGCGAGGGCGGGGGTGGCACGCGAGGAGGCGGCGCCGCCGCCGCCCTGGCCGCCGCCCGCGGGGGAGCCGGTGCCTGTCTTGGCTCCGCCGCCGCCGCCGCCGAACCAGCCTGCTACGCCGACCCCGGTGCCGAGCCAGGAGGACCAGTCGACCCCGGCGCCGCCGGCGCCACCGTTGGCGGTCGAGGCGGACCCGCCGACCGCGCCCTTGCCGCCGCCGCCGCCGGCGGCGCGGTTGGCGACCGTGCCGGACCCGAACCCGGCCCCGCCGGTGGACCCTTCCCCCGAGGTGCCGGCCCCGCCGGCGTGGTTGACCCCAGCGGTGCCGGGGGCGCCGCCGCCACCGGACCCGCCGGCCACCCCGACCACGTTGACCCCGGCCCCGCCGCCGCCGCCGCCGACCGAGGTCGCGTCGAACACCGAGGCGGAGCCGTTGTTGCCGTTACCATCGGTGCCGGTCTTCGCGGCCCCTCCGGCCCCGACGGTGACGGTCAGGACAGCGGACGGGGTGACCGAGACGTTGGTCAGGTGGACACAGCCGCCGGCGCCGCCACCGCCGCCACCGTTGACCGAACGGCCACCCGAGGCCCCGCCCGCGACGATGAACACATGATCCAGAGTGGTGACCCCCGCCGGGACCGTGAACGTCCCCGAGGATGTGTAGGTGACCGTGGTCACAGGGTGCCCCAGTCGGGGGAACCGTTCAGGGCGGCCCCGTCACGCATGATCTGACGAATCTGGCGGGCCGTGGACACGGGGTCGATGGCCCCCTGAATGGTGAAGTTATAAACCACAGGGGGGGACGCGGGGGTGGCGGAGTTACCCCACTTGTCACCCCACGCCCCACCAGGGCCGGCCTCAAAACCACCGCCCCCACCTTCGGCCAACATACGGGCACCAGGCAACCACCCCGGCATTTCTGGAAAATCGATTTTCCCAATCCACGTAATGAGGTCCTTCACCCACCCCACGGCGGCGGCCAGGGCGTCCCGGACACCGCCCACGGCAGCCTCCACGGGTCCCATGGCGGCCTCCGCGGCGGACTGAATGGCATCCCACCCGCCGGCGGCGTCCTTCACCCACTTCACCACGTCCTCCACGGCGTCCACCACGAACCCCACCGCGTCCTGGACCTTCCCCATGGCCCCGTCCACAATGTCGCGGAACGTCTCAGACTTCTGATAGGCGATGACCAGGCCGGCGGCCAGGGCCGCAATGGCGAGGACCACCAGTCCTATGGGGTTAGCGTTCAGGGCGGCATTGAGGGCCCACTGGGCACCGGTGGCCACGGCGGTGGCCGCGGACTGGGCCCCGGTGGCCACCGCGTGACCCACGGCGGCCACCTTCGCCGCGATCATCTTCACGGCCTGTGTTTCCATGACCAGGTTCAACAGGTCACCGGCACCACTGGCAAAGTCTGTGGCCACGGCCACCCCCTGGAGGCCCACCGCGGCCCCCTCAAACCCGGCGGCCTCCAGGCCGCCGGCCAGGGCCCCGAACGCCCCGGTGGCCTGGGAGGCCTTAGACGCGGCCACGTCCCCGGACTCCGCCAGGCCGTCCATCCTGGACGCGGCGGTGTCCACGGACGCGGACGCGGAGTCCACGTCCGTGGCCATGTTCCGGGCGGCCCCGCCCACGTCACCCATGGCGGACACGGCGGCGGTGGTGTCCGCGGTCACGTCCAGGATCAATTGTGGCATGTCAGTCCCGTTTCAGTAGATCTAGCGCGGTGAGGGCCAGGCGGGGGTCCTGGTCCGGGTCCAACCACAGGTCCAGGCCCCCGAAGTGTGACGCCAGGATCAGGGCGAGGCGGTGCCCGGACCCTGTTGGGTAGGGTCCGCCGGCGGCGGGTCCTCCACCCTGGCCACCAGGACCATCCGGTCCCGGAACTCCCGGAACTTCTGGTCCGTGACCCCCATACGGGTCAGGCCGGCCCACAACCACAGGGCCGTGTGGTGGGCGGGGGCCGCCTCAAACTTCACGGGGAGGCCCTGGACGCCGGCCTCCAGTTCGGCCCGCAACTGGTCCCCCAGGTGGACGGAGACCAGGTGTTCGGTTCCGTCGTCCAACAGGACACGGAACTGGGGTGGTGTCATGGCGGTCATTACGGTTTCTCTCTCTCAGGTGTTCCAGGCCTCCAGGACCTGGGCGTCGTATAGCGCGGTCAGTTCGGGCACTGCGGCGGTGATGCCGGCCCCCAGCCACGGCTGGGAGGCCTGGACTATCACCGCGTAGGGGGCCCCGTACACCAGGGAGGCCCCGGCGGCGGTGCGGGTGACCCGTTCACTGGCGGCCAGGTAGCCGGTGGCCACGGGGACCAGGGGGCGGGCGGCGGCGGCCACCAGGTAGGTGGCCGCCTCCGCGGTGGCAGGGTCCTGGAGGACTGCCACCACGGCGGCCACGGAGGCCTCCACGGCGGGCACCCCCTCCACGTCCACCGCCATGGTGGTCATACCTGGCGGACCTCCACCTGGTGGCCGGCGTCCTTCGCGTCCCTGTGGGCGTCACTCTTGCCCGCCTCCGCCTTCCCCTTCGGGCCGCGGTGGACTCCGCCCACGAACCGCTGGAGGGTCACGTCATAGGCGGCGTACGCGTCCCCACGGGTGTCCTGGGGGGCGTCCAGGGTCTGGTCCCCACTGTTGTCGGTTGCCATTCCTGGCCTCTCTGTTGGGTCCCGGGCCCGATGCCCGGGGACGTGTTAGACGACTGCGGCCAGGACGGGGTCCCCGGAGATAGCCTCCCCGGTGACGGACCCGCCGGCCACCCACGCAATGTCACTGTCAGGGTCCGTGCCGGCGTCACCGCCGACACTAATGGGGATGAGGCGGGTGACGCCGGTGACCTGGCGGCCCGCGGCGGTGGACGGGATGAACAGGAACGTCACCACGTCCCCGGCGTTCGCCCACGTGTAGTCCACCACGCCGGCGGCGGCCAGGTCCTGGAGAATCTTTCCGGACACGTCCCACTCACGGGTGACCACGTCCGCGGTGATCTTGTCCTCACCACAGAGCATCGCCTGGGGTTCGGTTTTCTTCACGGCCTCCTTGCAGTTGACCCGGAAGGCCTTCACCTGGCAGGACACGTCCAGGTCACTGGGGTCCGTGCCCAGGGAGAGGGTCCCGGGACCCATGGTGTAGGACTGAATGGCCACTTTCTCACTCCGTTATCAGTAGTTCTCGCGTATAGGACATGGCGGGGGCAGGGGTGCCACCACCGGGGAGGGCCACCGCCACGTGGCGGGGGTCACTGTGGGGGGGGATGACTGCGGCCACCGCGTCCAGGAACGGTCCCAGGGCCTCCAGGTCCCTCTCCGGGTCCAGGGGGGCCACCATGGCGAACACGGTGACCAGGACCCGGGACCTTCCGGCGGACCCGCCGGACAGGACGGGGCCGGCCAGGCCGTCGAAACGAATCCACACGGCGGGCAGGGTGGTGGCCTCCCGGGGGTCCAGGACTGCGGTCAGGTCCGCGGCCACCAGTGTGTCGCGGGCGTCCTGGAGGGCGGCTAGGAACCCCATGTCAACCCACCAGGTTCGTGGGGTGTTGCCAACCACCCAGGCCCAGCATCATGGCCAGGTCCGGGTCATTGCGGGTGACGTAGGCGGGCAGGCCGTCACCCACCTGTTCGTAGCCCAAGGGACTGTTCCGCCGTTGCCACAGGCGGGCCACCAACATGTTTGCCCCGTTCACGGCCTGGGCGTAGTCATCCCAGTCCGTGGCCCCGTCCGCGGCGGCCACGACGGGCCAGCCGGCTACCAGGGCGTTCACGGCGTCCACCTTCGCTTCCAGGCGGTCATCAGAACGGGTGTCATCGATGCCCAGTTCCAGTTTCACGCCGGCCAGGGTGGCGGGCCCGTCCGCGGGCAACGGCATCGCGGGCCGTCCTCTCTGTGGGTGGTGGGTCAGGGACCGGACAGGCGGACCCCCGCGGGAGTGGAGGGGCCCGCCTGCCTGGGGTTACGGAATGGCGGGGCCGACTCCGGTGACCTTCACGATTCCGCGGGCGTCGTGAAGCAGGGTGGCGTAGTAGCCAAACAGGGCCTCATCGATGCCGCCGCGGGCAATGTCAATGGCCTCAACACGGATGGGGGACCCGCCCAATTCGTAGAACGTGCCGGCCCCCTTCATTCCCGCAATGACGGTCCCGGCGGGGACGGACGTGGACCCAATGAACTTGGATGGGTCCACCCCCCACATGTCGATGAACGCCGGCCTGTCCAATTCGGTCATGCCGCCCAGGGTGGAGCGGCGGTCCGTCCTGTTCACCAGGAAGTAGTCCGGTTCCACGTCCTGGTCCAGCACGCCGGCCAACAGGTCCGCGGCCAACAGGGCCCCGTCAATGACGGTCCCTCCGGTGGCCACCAGGCCGTCATAGCCGGTGGGGGTGGAGGCGGACGCCAGAATGAACGCCAGGGCCTTCGCGTCGCTCTTCGCCGCGTAGGACTCCGTCATGGCCTGGAAGTAGGCCTCAATGAACTCCGTGTCGTTAAAGTCCCGGAACTTCCGGTCCAAGTCGTGGCCGCCGGCCAGGCGGGCCGCCGTGGTGGACGCCGGGAGGACGGTGGGTTCATTGGACGGAACGTCCGCCTTGTCACCGGCGTAGTCCGCCACCTCCGGGCGGACACCCCACTTCCAGCCGTTCACCTTCCAGGAAGTGAGCGTCCCGGGGCGGAGCAGGGGGACGAACCGGCGGGTGTAGGACATGGCGTTCCACAGTTGCCCCACGTAGGACGCTTCCCCCACGGTGGTGTAAACGTCCGTGTTCACGATGTCGGCCAGGGCGGCCTCCACGTAGGGGGAGGACTCCCCACGCATGACCCGCCCCATGGCCGCCGCAATGGCGGCGGGGGAGTGGCCGGACACGGCGGCCCCGGGGCCGTGGAACCCCTCCGGGCGGCGGGCCGGCTGGGAGGCCGGCACGGGGGCACCGGCGGCGGCGGCCAGGACCTGGGCGGCCCCGGTGTCACCGCGGAGGGCCTGGAAGAACGCGGACGCCAGGGCAGCGTCCGGCGGGGTGTCCTCCGCCGGCGGGGCCGGCGGGGTGTCCACAACGGGGCCGGTCACGGCCACGGTGGCGGTGGCCGCGGCGGTGGCCGCGGGGGTGGGGGTGTTGTCCGGGCTGTCCGGCATGGTGTTCTTCCCTTCGTGATGGGCCGCGGCCACGGACGTGACACGGGCGTTACTGAAAGCGGGGATCGGGACCAGGGCCACGGCGGTCAGGTCACCGGCGGAGACCAGGCCGGACGCGTCCGCGTGGTACTCCCCCAGTTCCACAGAGAACGCGTCCCGGAGGCCTTCGGACGCTTCCAAGAGGGCCTGAGTGGCGGCGGGGGTGGTGCCCAGTTGGAACGTCATGACCAGGCCGGCGTCCGTGTCCTGGGCGGCGGTGGCGTAGCCAATGGCCTGGGGTGGTGTCTGGTGGTAGTCCACCAGTTTGACGCGGCGGAGGTCCGCGGGCAGGGCCAGGGACCCCCGGGTCAGGGTCAGGACGCCGGCGGACGTTCGTCCGGCCTGCCCCCAGGGGGCCACGATGCCGGACATTGTGCGGCGGGCCTGGTCCGCCTGGAGGGCCGGCACCGCGGCCAGGGTGGGGGTGGTCATGGGGGTCAGTCCTCCGTGGTAGGGCCGGTGGGGGATGGGGCGAGGGAGCGAACCTGGGCGGTGTCGAAACGCATGGAATCACCTTCGGGGACCACGTCGTCCATAGACAGGCGGGCGGACCCGGAGTCCAGGTAAAGGTCCACCCCGTAGTCCAGAAACTCCGCGTTCCGGCCACTGGTGGTCTCATAGGTGAGGGACGCGCCAGCGTTCGTGGCGTCCACCATGGCCGCCGGCATAGACGCCAGGCGGGCCATGTTCACGGCGGCGGCGTTCCGGCCTTCCACCAGTAGGTGCTCCGCGGCGGACCCCAGTTCCTGCACGGTGATGCTCTTACCCGTCCACGCCACGCCGCCGTTCTCACCGCGGCGGGCGGCGGCCCACCGCTCGATAGTGGCCGTAATGTCCGCCTCCGCCATGGGAACGTCCCCGTCATAGTGAAGGTTGAGATAGGCGGCGGGGTTCTGTGCCACCTTCGTGGCGGAGGCCTCCAGTTCACTGGCCTGGAGAATCGCGGTCCGCCCGAACGTCAGCAGGCCTTCGTGGGGGCCTGGGATCAGGAGGGCCCGGGAGTCTGGAAACTCTTCATTATCCACCAGGACCACGCCCGTGGTGGCGTTGAAGGACCACCGGTGGGCCGCAATACGGGTAGCACCGCCGGTGATAGGGCCCCCGGGGGTGTCGCGTTCCACGTCCCACAGGGACCACCCGTGAAAGAGCATGTCGTCCAGGGTCCACAACATCCGATGGAACGGGGTCTGTGCTGAACCGGTCCGGGCCACCCACACAGGTTGCTCCGCCCGCAACGTCTCACCGGTGAAGGCCTGCAGGACACACTTCGCGCCGAACCCACAGAGCAGGTGCCGGGCCCGGGCCAGGGCGGGGACCATCATGGCCGTCTCGCGGGTGATGGGGGCCTGATTCCCCAGGGCCCCGAACACGTCCGCCCACAGGATGGACGACAGTTGCGGGGACGGGGGGGCCCAGGGGGACGCCAGTTGGAGGCCTCCGGGGCCCAGGTTCACGGTGGAACCGGCGGCCTCCGCGGCGGGGGGCACGACGGGGCCCACACGCGCCGCGGAGGCCGGCGGTGGGCCGGTGGGAACGCCCGCCATTGCTGACGTTCCGGTGACAATTCCCCACAGACCCATAGGGATAAGTCTGTTGGGAACCGTCAGAATCCCCCGATTAGCGGCCCGGCGGGCGTGTCGCTACCAGGTTTCCGGCCCGCCGGCGGAGGACGGTGGCCGTTTCCTCCGCCCCCTTCGCGTCCGCGTGGGCCACCAGGTAGTGGTCCGCGGCGGCCCGGAGGACAGGCCCGCGTCCAGTGGCCACGTCCCGCCACCCGCACCCCGGGACCCGGCACAGGACCACGGCGGAGTGTTGGGTTCCATCCACGGTGACAGGCTTCACTAGTCGTCCCTTCCAAACTGAAACAGGGGGCCGGCATCGACGACGGCGGTGGCGGCGGACCAGGCCGCTATGGCGGTGGCGATGCCCAGGGACGCGTCCCCCAGGCAGGCCCGCCGGTGAATGGCCCCGTCCGGGCGGGTCACCAGGCCGCTAATGGAATCCGCTAGGGCCCGTTCCCCGTCGTGGTCCAGGTGCCGGTCATCGACCAGGGACAGGAACCTGGTGGACGCCGTGTTGAAGTCTGTTTCTGTGAGTACGTCCACGGGGACCACGCCGGCCAGTTGCTCCGTGACCGCCCGCACAGGGCCGTTCCCCGCCGCGCGGACCTTTGCGGGGGCCAGGGTCCGCCACAGGTCCTCCACGGCCTGGGCCAACCACGCGGTCCCGGGGGCGTGGCGGACCGTTTTCAACCGGACGTGTGTGTCACTGGTCCGCCACCCGACCATGATGCCGGCGGACTGGCGGTCCTGGGCCACGTCGTAGACCAGGTGGAGGCGGCCCGCCTCCGCCGGCGGGGCCGGTTCCAGGCCCAGGGACGCCCACGACAGGTCCGCCCACAGGTCCGCGGGGATCAGGTCCGCGGACGTACGGGTCCGCCTGTTGGCGTAGGCCCGCTGATACTCCGCGCGGGTGTTGTGTTCCGCGGCCTCCAACACGTCACTAGGGGTGACTGTCTTCCCGTTGAGGACGTACCCCACCCCGGGGTGGAAGGCCGCTATGTCGTCCAGGTTCCAGGGGTCCTGGTCATCGCGGGCACCCCACAGGAACGTGGCCACCCGCGGCGGGGACGACATGCCCAGGGCCAGCCAGTCGTGGAAGAAAGTGGACTCCGCGGTGCCGGCGGTGGAAACGATCCACAGTTGCCTGTCCTGAATGGTGAACTGGGCCGGCGTAATGGCCCCCATCAGCAACTCCCCCACCGCGGCGGAGTGTTTGAACGCCTCATCCAACACAACCGTGTTCGGGGTGTACCCGTGAAGGGACTCCGGGGTGGGGGCGAACGCGTGGAAGGCGGCCCCGTTCGGAAACGTCACGTTCTCCGCGCCGGCCCGGAGGGCCACCTGGACGCGGGGGGCGTAGGCCGGTGAGGCCCGGAGGGCTTTCACCAGGTCCGTCCACCGGGCCCGGGCGTCCTTCCCTGTCTGTGCCGTGTAGAACACGTCCGCGCCACAGACCAGGCACCGGTGGACCCCCATGGCCCTAATCAGGGTGGTCTTTCCTGTCTGCCTGGGGACGGACACCAGGACCACCTGATACTCCAGGGACCCGTCCGGGCGGCGTTCGGACGCCACGTCCGCCGTATACCGTTGCCACGGCAGTAGCGGGGCCCCCAGGGACTGGGATACCAGGGCTATCTCCGCGCCGGCGGACACCAGGCGAGGGTTCCGGCGGGTGGC